ATACATCTTCAGAAAAGGTTACAATAAATGCAGTATTGTCAGGATTAATTGATATGCTAGAAATTATTGGACTTGTATTATCAACAGTAACATTTGTTCCATCTGTAATAACATTTTCTGTTACTTGTATTGCATCAGTATCTGTTGTTTGAGCGGTTGCATCAATAGTAAATGTAACAGTACCATCAGTATCTGCTGAATCTACTGTATATTTTGCTGTCCAACTTGTATTATCGTTTGTTCCTGCAATATCTATAGTGGTGTCTGTGATATTTACCCCGTTGGATTGAAAAGAAACCATAGGAATATTGATAGACAAATCATATTCAAAAGACAAAGTAATTTCATCTAGATGTTTTCCTTTTGTAGTGTTTGAATTGTTAGAAACAATGGAAACAGAGTCAGTAACGATATCGGGAGGAACTGCAATAATATCTTCACCCACTATTATAGTCCCTGTTCCTGTTTCAAAGACCCGCACATGACCTGAACCGGAACCATTGCCATCATTTCCAGTAGCTCCAATAGCTACAATGCTGCCATTATCATTTAATGAAACTGACATTCCTGAATAGTCACTTGCAGCTTCTCCAACATAATCATTTCCTAATTGTGTCCAGGCTGAATTGCTATATTGGTAGACACGAACAATACCTGAATCATTACCATTGCCGTTATGATGGGTAGCACCAGTAGCTAGAATGGTACCATCACTACTTAATGAAACCGAACTTCCTAAATAGTCATCTCGAGCGTCTCCAACAATATCAGATCCTAATTGTGTCCAAGTTGAACTACTATATTGCCAAACACGTACATGACCTGAGTCAACATATGTCCAACCAGTGAAATCAGTGGTTATGCCGTCATTTTGTCGAGCTCCAATAGCAACAATACTGCCATCACTACTTAATGAAATTGAATATCCTGATTTGTCCCAAGGCCCTTCTCCATCAATATCAGTTCCTAATTGTGTCCAAGTTGAATTACTATATTGCCAAACACGTGCATGACCTGTATTGCTACCATTGCCGTCATTATCAGTAAATCCAATAGCTATAGTATATCCATCACTACTTAATGAAACGTTGATTCCGAAAGAATTTAAACTAGCATTATTCTGGTAAGCTTGAGTTTCACCATCAATATCATCTCCTAATTTATTCCAAGCTGAATTGCTATATTGATATACACGCACTACACCATTATTATTGCTAGGATAACCACCTATAGCTATAATCGAACCATCACTACTTATTGAAACTGACTTTCCTATCTGGTCACTCGCAGCTTCTCCATTAATATCATCTCCTAATTGTTGCCATCTTCCTCCAAATGCCATATCTGAATTACTATATTGAAAAACACGTACATGACCTGCACTGGAACCACCAGCGTTATTTAGATAAGCACCAATAACAACAATGGTACCATCGCTACTTAACGAAATTGAATATCCTGACTGGTCATTGTTAGCTTCACCAATAATATCATCTCCTAATTGCTTCCAACCTAAAGTAGCACCGGTGTATCTTTTCCAAATACGTACATGACCTGCATTGTCACCATTGTCACCATTGTCATCATTATATGGAGATCCAATAGCCATAATGTTACCATCACTACTTAATGAAACTGAATATCCTGATTGGTCACCGTCAACTTTTCCATCAATATCAGCTCCAATTTGAACTCCCGATCTTGATGCATATACTTCTCTTTCATCTGCCATCTCGACTTTAGTAACACTACTTGAATCTGTTGTTGAATTTAAAAACGATACACTATTTCCATCATCATCCTCTACCATTAATTCATAACTAATAATACCGTTAGTATCACTTGAACTTACTGTATATTGTGCAGTCCACGAACTTCCTGAACTGGTATAAGATACTGGATTTGTAACTGCTACGCCACCTGATTGAATAACTACCACAGGTTGAGTAATTATTTCTTCGGCTGCGGTAAGACTTAATGTTACTACATCATTCTCACCTGCATAATTGGTTTTAATTGAATTATTAGAAGAGATAGTTAAAGACGTTACAACAGGTGGAACTGCAGCAATAGTACTTGTAGCTATCCGACTTCCTCCAGTTTCAAAAACACGTACATGACCTGTATTGTTACCATTGCTGTCATTTAATCTAGACCCAATAGCTACAATACTACCATCACTACTTAATGAAACGGAAACTCCATAACCGTCACTTGCAAGTTCTCCATCAAAATCAGATCCTAATTTTGTCCAGGCTAAATTGCTATATTGATATACACGGCAAGTACCTTTAGAGCTGCTGTGTCCATAAGCACCAATAGCTACAATAGTACCATCACTACTTAATGCAACTGCACTTCCATTATTGTCACCCGCATCTCCGTCAATATCACCTCCTAATCTATTCCAGCCTGGAGGTCCAAAAGTAACACTATTTTGGTCATAATCAAATGATGTTTTACTTGCATCATATTGATATACACGCACATGACCTGAATTATTACCAGCGCCAGAATTATAGTAAGCACCAATAGCTATAGTAGTTCCATCACCACTTAATGAAACGAATTTTCCTGATTCGTCACCGTTAGATTCTCCATCAATATCATATCCTAATTGTGTCCAAGAACCTCCCGCTGTCATACCTGGATTAGAATATTGATATATACGGCAAGTACCTTTAGAGCTGCTGTGTCCATATGCACCAATAGCAACAATAGTGCCATCACTACTTAATGAAACGGAATAACCTGAATAATCCATATTACTACTTCCATCAATATCATCTCCTAATTTCGTCCAGGCTGAATTGCTATATTGATATATACGGCAATGACCTCTATAAGTACCACCGCCAGAATTATAGTAAGCACCAACAGCTAAAGTGCTACCATCACCACTTAATGAAACTGAACTTCCTGACCTGTCAGATAAATTTTCTCCTTCAATATCACTTCCTATTTGTGTCCAAGAACCTCCCGCTGTCATATCTGGATTACTATACTGCCAAACATGCGCACGACCTCCACTGTTACCATCAAATGGAGCCATAGCTCCAATAGCTACAATGGAACCATCACTACTTAACGAAATTGATTGTCCTGTCTTCTCATTAGTAGCTTTTCCGTCAATATCATCTCCTAACTGTATCCAACCAATAGCAGCATTTTCGTCTCTTAGCCAAATACGCACATGACCTGTACCGTTACCATTATCATCACTACCCATAGCTCCAATAGCCATAATGTTACCATCACTATTTAATGAACAAGTCCCTCCTGAACCGTCAAACTCATTTTCTCCCTCAATATCATCTCCTAATTGAAGTCCTGCTGTTGATGCAACTTCTCCGGTTGAAGTTGTATTCCCAACTTTGGTTACACTACTTGAATCAGTTGTTTCTGTCACTGCTGTTCCTGAAGTTCCACCAGTGCTTTGAAAATTAATTGTAAATCCAATAATACCATTAGAATCATTTGAATCCACTGTATATTTAGCAGTCCATGTAGCATTAGACCCGTTATATGTAACAGAACTGTTTATCGCTTGAGTATTTGATGTAAAAACCACATTTGGTTGATTTATATTTTCTGAAGCAGTTAAAGACAAAGTAACTTCTTCACTACTTCCAGCATAATTTGAATTAGTCGTGTTATTAGACATAATTGTCACTGTTGTAAGTGTTGGAACACTCATTTTAAATGTTTCTATACAATAATCTATAATATAAATTATTGTATTAGACTTAATGTTTAACATCATTATAATTTCTGTTCATTGCTCTTTGTTTCTTGTAAGCAATATAATCAGATGAATCAGGAACAAATTTTACGTTTCCAGAATAACCAGCAACACCCTTACCGTCACATGAGGAAATTATTGAACCAATGGGACCGGTCTTTCCTGCACGACGAGAACTAACTTGGTTAGGACCGCCGCAAACATAGTTTTTTCTGGATAAAAAATCACCTAAATTATTAACGGCACGAAAAGGTGTAATAACACGGTTGTGTCCATTAATAATTCCAATAGAATTTTCGGGATTCCATGCTCTTCTTAAAATTGTTCTGGTTGAAGTTAATGAACCATCACGATGAGATCCAACTGCTTGAGGGGAATTTGCTATAGTTTTAATCAATGTCATTATATATTAATGTATACAAATTAATCTAAATAAATTATTTTAAGAATATATATTGAAATGGCAAAGAATTATAATTGTGAAAATAATTTTGATACCGATTTTTTGTTAGTAAATAAATCTAAATATAATAAAATAGTTACTAAACAAGAAAATGCAAACAAAAATCCAGTAGAAGAATTAGATGTTTATAAAGTGAGAATATTGGAATATACTAAACAAAAATTAAATAACGATGATGATATAGAAAGTAATGCAACACTAGATGATTTATTTGAATCCTACATAAAAAATTTAATATTTCATTTTAAACAACTTGATGTTGAAAAAATAATGGAAGTAAGCAGCGAAGACTCAAATAGTGGTGATGAGTTTATCCCTCTAAATAATGTTACTTCATTATGGAGTAAACATAAAGTAATTAGAAAACCATGACAGAAAATAATGTCAACATATATAAAAGATATATGCAAAAAACAAAGAAATTGAAAAAGATAAATTGTCATCCTTCTACAAAAAATAAAACAATTTCAAAAACATCATGTTTAAATGTCCAAACACTTAATAAATTAAAAGATTCATTTAATCAAAAATATCCTGAAAACAAAATAAAAGCGAAAGATAAAAAAGGTATTTTTAATGAACTGAAAAATAAAATAAAAGATTGTAAACGAGAAGATTGTTGGTTAGATGTATTGAAGGATAAAAAAGAAAAAAAAGAAATAAAAAATAAATTATATGCACCTGAACAGCCAGAAGAATGGAAAGATGACCCTTCATCGTGGTTATCAAATTATGATATATTAGATGTATTAAGTCAATATGAAGAAACCTACTCTAATTTTAAATTTATAGGACCAACACCAATAGATTTTGATAGTAAACCTAATTTTTTTGACGAGAAATGTGTTTGGAAAGAATTGTGTAATTTTAAATTACAAAATTACATCAAAAAAGGAATCAATAAAATTGGTGTTGTATTTAATTTAGATGAACATGATGAACCTGGCTCTCATTGGACATCTCTTTTTATAGATTTAGAAAATAAAATTATATTTTATTTTGATAGTGCTGGTGATAAAATACCAAATGAAGTTGATAAACTTGTAAAAAGAATCATACATCAAGGTTTATATTTAAGCACTCCTATTCAATTGGAATTTCATGAAAATCACCCATTTACACATCAAAAAGGTCATAATGAATGTGGAATGTATAGTTTATATTTTATAATTACAATGCTTACAAATAAAGATGGAAATGAAAAATTATTAAAATCAGTAGAAGAAAAATTAGTTTATTTTAAAAATAAAAGAATTCCAGATAAATATGTTTTTCAAAAAAGAGATGTATATTTCAACAAGTAGATAAAATCTATTTATATAATAACTAATGACTAAAAATAAATCAATAGGGATTATTCAAAGATTAAAAATGAAAGGCGGAGAACAAGAAACACAAACAGAAGATAAAAAGATTCAAACTTCTTTAGGAACAATTAATTTATGTCCTTCTTTTACACTTGATTCAACCAAAGAATATTTTAAAAATCTTTTAAAAGACTCAATAAGACCAGATTTAAAACCAAAGGAAAAAACACTTACTACTGAGTTAGAATTTTATAGAGATGTAAAACCTAATAGTAAAGGAACATATATTAATGATTTTAATATTAAAGTCAATAATGAAGACATGCCATTTAGTTCACTGGACCAAGTTGATTATTTTTTGACTCAATATGTTGGAATGGTTGAAAATCAAAAATTAATTGAACAAGGTAGTCAAGATGTAAAAGAACCAAAATACTTTTTTAACAAAATTGTAAGAAAAATTCCTCATTATCCTTTTGATCAAAACCTAGAGGATATAAAGAAAGAATTGACTGATGATGAAAAATTAAAAGGTGGAAAATTAAAAAAGTCAATAAAAAGTGGCAAGAATAAAAATAAAAATAGAAAGAATAAAAAGAATAATACAAAAAGAAATAAAAAAATATAAATACACCTAGTTTGATTATATATACATGTCACTATATATAACCAAAGATAATCAAGACCTTTTATGGAACGTGATTCATAAAAATGCATCTATGAAGAAAAAATTAGAAACATTACAAGTGGAACAAAAAATAAAATGGTTTCAACAAATTATTGAAAAGTTTTATAGAGAAAATGAAACAAAAGTGATTGATAAACAAGCGTTGGTTTTAATGAATAAACAAACAATTAGTCATATGATTAAAGATTTGAGAGAAAATAATAATTATAATATAATAAAGACAGAAGATAGCGAAACATCTTCAGAAACAAATAATTTACAAGAAATAGAAACACCCCCTGTAGTTAAAGATAATAAACAACAGATATATTTGTCAGAATTTGAAAAAAGACAACAAGAATACAATTCAATGATGAATAAAAAGATACCAGAAACGATTGATTTTTCTGAAAATACAGAAAGTGACCAAGTAATTACAAATATGGAAGAATTAATAAAAGAACAAGTAGCTGCAAGACAATTAGATATGGAAAATATACAAATGAGTGTCCATCCAAAAGAAAGTGAAGTTGAAATTTTAAAAATTGAAGAAAATACTAACATAGACATAGAATCTCATGAATTAGAAATGCAAAATGAAGAAAAAACAAAAAAATCGGTTTCATGGGAAGATGACATGAATAAAAAATTAAGTTTAGAGGATAGATATAGTAGATTAGAAATAAAATGCAATCATATTATTGAAACATTAGAACATACCGTGCAAGAAAACATAATGATAAAAGATAAATATGAATCACTAGAAGAAAAATGTGATTCAATTATTGAAAATTTGGATACTATTATGAATGTAGAAAGTGATGTAATAGAAAAATATGAAAATTTAAATAGATATAAAAGAAGTAATAGTTTATAATTATATGGATCTATTCAAACATACTTTTTTTATAAATTTAGAATCAAGAAAAGACAGACTTGACCATGCTGAAAATGAATTTAAAAAAATGAATATTAAAGCAGAGAGATTTAATGCAGTAAAACTTGCATCAGGTGCAGTAGGTTGCACAATGAGTCATATAAAATGTTTAGAACTTGCCAAACAAAGAAATTATGAACAAATATTTGTTTGTGAAGATGATATTATTTTTAAAAATCCTGAACTTTTAAAAAAAAATATTACTAAATTTTCAGAAAATAAGGATATTCAATGGGATGTTTTAATTATAGGTGGTAATAGTGTCCCGCCATATATGAAAGTCGGAGATTATTGTGCGAGGATATTAAATTGTCAAACTACAACAGGTTATATTGTAAAAAATTCTTTTTATGATATTTTAATTAACAATATGAAAGAAGGTGTAAAATTTTTAATGAAAGAACCTGAAAATAAAAGGCAGTATGCAATTGACATTTATTGGAAAAGATTACAAATGCAATATTTTTGGTATATGATTATTCCACCAACAGTTTCACAATATGAAAATTACAGTGATATTGAAGGAAAAAATATGAGTTACGACCATCTTTTATTGGATATGGAGAAAGAGTGGTTTGTAAAACAGCAACAAGAAATGAAAAATAAAATGAAAATGAATTTAACTCCTGGGTAGTTTTTCTTTGACATGAAACTGGGTTACATTTAATTCTATGACATATTGATTGTTTAATTCTAAAGTTACCTTTTTTTCTAGATGAGGCATACTATTTAATAAAGTTACCAAAGCTCTTAAAATAATGAGAATTATGTTCATTATTTTATAAATTAGATATTTAAAACTCAAAAAAAACTAAATATTAAGATGAAAAATTATATAAATAATTTTTATAACTACATTTATATCTGAATATACATGTTTAGAGGATTTAGAGATGACCAGAAATGGAGAAATCATGTTAAAAAATATAATGCTAACAAAGATAAAAATGATGTTAAGGAATTAAAACTTTTTCGGGTTTGTTATGAAGCACGTGCTTTTCAGCAATTTCTTCGAAATGAATATAATGTGGACCTTGATATTCATGAAGCATCTAAAATAGTGAGCGAACGGAATGAGCCATATTATAATCCTTGTTTAATTAAAAGGGAAACAGGCACTGCAAGTAAAGCAAACGAAATGTATAAGGAAATGTTACAAGATTTTGACAAAAGACAACATCTTAAAGAAGACCATATACACCACCATGACCAAACGAGATGGAGAAAAAATAAAAATCTTTCAAAAAAATTAACTAAAGCTAGATCTCAAAAACGAGAATATTGCAACAATTAATTGTTTTTTAAATACAAAAATTTTGATAATATGTTTTTATTTTTTTCTTCATTTTTGAGAACCTGAAGTTTAGATTCATATTCTTTTTGCATAATTTGTTGTTTATATGTTTCGTTTTGTTGAGATAAGATTTTTTCGGCTTCTTTTTTATCTAAAGGAGATATTTTTTGAGCCCCTCTTGCCCTGTTATATTGATCAACAGATGAATATTGAGGAATATTTCTTATATCTTTTTCACTAACCATTAAAACCGTTTGATCTTTATGAACTTTTCTTAAATCATCAAATTTTAATTTTCCAAAAGGGTCTGTAGTTACATAACCATTATCATCGTCTTCATATAACTTATTACCAGAATCACTATTAACATATAAACTTTCTACTCCATTATATTTTACAATTGTGTTTTGTTTTTCTTTAATTTTTTCAAGTGCATATCCCATATTTTTAGTATTTACTTTTTCTGTTATTTCATATTGATTATTCTCATTAGTAAACCATTCATTTTTAGTTGGGTCAGGTTTATTATTATTATTTTCTTCAAACATTTTATTAAATTTAGATTGAAAACTTGCTTTAGACATGTTATTAATCGTCTTAAAAATTTCTTTATCAGTAGAATCATTTAATCCTCCTTGAGAACCTGGGTCATAAACCTCGTCATTTATAAGCGTTTTCTTGTGTTTATTTTGATTTTCATAAAATTGGACAATAATTTCGTAAGCTTTTTTATAAAATAAAAAATATTTAGCATCAAGTTGGGATTTATCGGGATGAACAGAAACCACCTTTTTTTTCGCCTTTTTTAAATCTTGTATTGTTAAATCATAATTTAAACCAAATAGTTCTAATAGTTCATCCAAGGAATACATATGAATATCTAAATTATGAAATTCACTCATTATATATTGAATAAAAAGAAAAAACTAAGTTATTTTAATCATATAAAAATATTTTTATAAATTATTATAAGAAATGCCTTTACCTATTATTACTGAATTAAAAACAAAGGAACAATTTAAAAAATGTCTAATCGATAATCCAGGTGTGGTTATAATTAAGTTTGGAGCATCATGGTGTAATCCGTGTAAAGTAATTGAGGATGACGTAAAAATGTATTTTTCACAAATGCCAGACAATATACAATGTATGAACATTGATGTTGATGAAAGCATAGAAGTCTATGGATTTTTAAAAACTAAAAAAATGATAAAAGGAATCCCGGCACTTCTTGCGTATTATGAAGGAAACCACAATTACGTTCCAGATGAATTTGTAAATGGAACTGATAAAAACGAGCTTAAAAATTTTTTTAACACCTGTTTAGAAGAAGCAGGTAATTAGAAAATTATTCTCAATTTATTAAATATATAAACATACTATATAAAAATGGAAATATCATACAAAATTGAAAAAATTCAAAAAAATTTCTCAACGTTAATTTTATTAAATCAAAAAATAGAACATGAGAAATCAAAACTCAAATTGAAGCTTAAAAATTTAAAAGATACACATGCAAAAATGAGTAAATCGAATAATAAGCAAATATTTCTATTTTGTTTAGATTCTTTTTATTTTCAATATAAGATTTTTTCTATGGAACTTGATAATTTAGAGAAATTTGATTCTTTAATTAAAAATAGAACATATTGTGATTATTATAAATTATATAAATTAATTTTAAAATATATCAATGAAAATAATGAAGAGTTGGAAATTGATATAAATCATAGTTTAGTTCCTGTATATAAAGATTTAGAACCATTTTTTGATTATGGTGTAGATAATATTAAGCTCGTTCATGATAATATGCTTGATTGCATTAAAAGTATGTTCGATACTGTTTTAAAGAAACAAGAAGTTATTAATGAATATACAACTAAAAAAAAGGCAGGCTATTCCATATCTAACTTTATTAATACATTAACACATGAAAACAACGTATTAAAAGCACAATTAGATTTATATTTAAATTATATATCATTTTTTCATATTTCTCAACAAAAACAAATTAAAAGATTATTTGACAGTTACGTAAATTTTGAAAAAGAAGTGGATAATAATATTTCATCTGAGCACGCTTTTTCTTTTGATGATTTATTAGAAGATGATGTTTTCTTTGGTGAACAAAATGAAGATAAATTAGAAACTAAAGTTGAATCAGAAAACAAAAAAGAAGAAGATACAATACCTCAAAAAGAGGAAAAATCGGCTATAGATAAAGATAAAAACCATATTGTTGAAAATGATAAAAAAGAAATTCCAGAATTTAAAGGTTTAGAGTAATAATATAATAATTAAAAAATTATTATGTTGCGTTAGAATTATTTATTATTCTATATCATAGATAATGTATATGAACGAAAACGAAAAAAACGAAGATAATGGTTCTTCAAGTTTAGATACAGAACAAGTAAACCAGAATAAAGATAAAGTAAAAGTGATTTGGTCGCCTGAGAATGAACTAATAATGGTTGAATGGTGTGATGTTGCACAGTGCTATAAATGGTTAAATTCAAAATCACACGAAAAATATTCACGTGCTCATGCTTGGTATACAATACCTGCTATTATTTTATCAACAATTAGTGGCACTGCTTCCTTTGCGCAAACTAGTTTACCTAAAAATTACCAAGTGTATTCTCCTTTAATAATTGGTTCTATTAATATTTTTATTGGTATTTTAACTACTATTCAACAATATTTAAAAATATCCGAATTAAACGAAGCACATAGGGTTTCTTCCATTGCATGGGATAAATTTGCTAGAAATATTCGTATTGAGTTATCAAAACATCCTGACGAAAGAACAGATGCCAAGACCTTTTTAAAAATTTGTCGTCAAGAATTTGATAGATTAATGGAAACTAGCCCAGGTATACACCAAGAGATAGTAGAAGATTTTAATAATGTTTTTACTGGAAAAGAAGGTTCCAAAAAGCGTAAGAGATTTGAACAATTAAGAAAACCTGATATTTGTGATACAATTATTAGTGCTAATGAAACAAGACATAAATGGTATAAGGAATTAGAAAATGCAGTTGATGATGATAATGACGAAGAAGAAAACCAAAGATTAATACAAGAACAAAAAGAACTTCTTGAAGCAAAAGAACAACAATTAACTGCTATGCATGAATTAGAGGAAACAAAAATGAATAAACATCTTGAACACTTAAAACAATCACAGAAAGAACAAGAACAAAATGAAAAATTTTATGAAGAACAGGTTGGATTAATTAATAAATATATTAATACATTTGTAGAACTCTACGAGAGAAAACCATTAACAGATGAAATTATTACTAATATAGGAGAACAAGTCGACGAAATTTGTTTAAATAAATTTTTATCTACTTATAAAGGTGATGGTAATGAACTTGTTTAAAATTATATAAATTTTTATATATAATTTTATTAATATCTTTCTTGATACTCTGGGTCGTATAATTTTCTAACTTCTGAAGGATGAACAGAATTTTTAGAATTATTTGTCATACTAAAAGGGTCCTTAATTGGAAACTTAAATTTTACGTTATAAATAGTTTCAACACCCAAATAATCTAGTATAACATTTTCAAGTACATCAGGAAGTTTTTTCTCATTTATAACTTCTTTGACAGTTTCTCTTTCTTTTTTATAAAGCTCGTATTGTTCTCGCAGTTTTCCCATTTTCATGGAGATTGGATATTTGCTTGCATTAAACCCTTTTCTAATTAATATATCCGCTATTTCATATTTTACATGATTTTTTTTTTTTAAATCAGAGTGTAATTCACTATAATCTATATAATTTATCCATTCTATTACTCTTTGTAAATCATAAAATTTCCTTATTGTTAAGTGATTTACTTTTATTGCAATTTGTGTAAAATATTTCAATATATAGAGACGATTTCCATTTTTAATTGCATAATCAAGAGGTGTTTTGCCATAAGCATTCGTTATATTAAAATCTGCACCTTTTTCAATTAAAGTTTTAACATGTCTTACAGTTCCAAATTGCACTGCATAATGTAATATTGTATTTCCCAAATAATCTGAGGAATTTATAATTGGTCCACAACCAATTAAATATTCTATTAATTCAATAACTTTATCCAAATTAGGAAATGGTAAATCTTCATAGTCTTTAACTGCTTCAACCATTAATTCATGATAGTCATGTTCAATATCTATATCATAACCAGATTTATCTGTATATTTCTGATAAATACGCATTAATTTTAGGTATAACAAAAGTAAAAAATTTTCGCTACTATTCACGTATTTTTTAACTTCAGCTCCACTTTGAATAAAATATTTTATTACATTTTCAGTAAAGTTAAAATTTATATAACGTGAGACAATGTTTTCACAATTTTTAATAACTATTTTCAAAGGTGAACTATGTGACGAGTCTTTGATATTAACATCTGCGCCATTTTCTATTAACAATTTTAAAACAACATCATTACCATTATTTATGTATTTATCATTACTTAAATAAAAACACATTTTACATGCGAAATGTAGTGGTGATTCCCCAAACAAATTTAATTGATTAATATCAGCACCGTTATCAATTAAATATTTTATTATTTCTAAAGGAGGTTTATATTTTTTTTTATCATTTACAACTTCAATTCTAGAAACAATACATGCGTAGTGTAAAAGACTATTTCCTTTATAATTATGGAAACCTACGTGTCTATTAATACTATCAAGCTCCACATCATTTAAAATATCTTCAAATAGACCATTTCTTAAGTAACTGAATTTTTTATTAATATCAAATCCATTCTCAATTATTTTTTTTAACTCTTCAAGATCATTTTTATTAATTAATCTAACAAGTTGTTCTTCCATTCTCTTTACTCTAGTTAGTTATTCTTAAATCATTTTATTATAAACTTTATCAATTAGTAATTGCTTGTTCTGCATCTTTTTTTATTAATAATTCAACATGTTCGACATTTCTAAAGTGTTCTGCATAATATAATGTTGTTTTTCCGTGTTCATCTCGCCCATTTGGATTAACTCCACTATCAATTAAATATTCAATTAAATCTAATACATTTTTTTGAGATTGAGGCATTAAATTGCAGTATAATACAGGTAATATATTCATTTTTGATTTTTTACCTGTTCTGATTTTAGCACCATTTTCAATTAAATATTTTATTAATTTTTCAACATAATCAAAATATATACCTTGACAGTTCATAGCAACTAAAAATAACGGTGTATAATTATCTACGGTTTTGATATTAACATTTGCACCATTTTCTACAAGTAACTTTACAACCCTATCATCTTTTATTCCATTTCGATCAAATAATTTAAAACTCATTACACATGCATAATGTAATGGTGAACAGCGGTTTTTATCTAATTTATTTACATCGGCACCCAATTCAATAAGATATTTTATTATTTCAATAGGAGGTTCATGTATTTCATTGAATTTGTCTGTATATTTAATTATGGACATACTACATGCAAAATGTAATAAAGTGATTTTAAAACCTATATCAATATAATGATTACTAGTATGTGGTCTATCATATTTTGATAATGGTCTGAGTTTTGTATTCGGGCAAAATCCGAATCTTAAACATTTTTTTAATCCTTCAATATCATTTCTTCTAACTGATTGAATAGCTTGTTTTTCAGTTGACATTTTAGTTATACGCTATTAAAAAATATTAAATAAATATTTTTAAATTATTTATTTTAGTAATCAATAGCCCAATCTATAATAACTACTATCATCATTGCTACTATCATAATCGCTATTATATCTGCTATCGTTATCTATATTAATATTCCAATTACTATTACTATTACTATACCTATTACTATTCCAGTTACCTGAATTAGTGCTGCTATCACTATCACTATCGCAATCACTGTCAATGTCATAAATATTATTATATTTTGTAGGAAACAAAAAGGTTGTTTCACAAATAGTATCTTTTCCTAGATAATCTAATATATTTTTTTCAATATCTGGAGCGATTTTTTTTTCTTTGCATATTATTTTGGTAGTTTTTCTTTCATTAATATAATTTTGATATTGTTTTCCTAATTTTGTATGTATAGAATATTTATTACAGTTAAGTCCTTTACGAACTAAAGCATCAGCTACTTCATTTTTTCCTTTTACAAAAAACTCTTGAATAACATTATAATGAGGTTCTACATCATAATCGGTTACAATATATATTATTCTTTTTAAATTTCTTACATCACTTCTACTCAAATTGTTTACTTTTATTGACAAATCTGTAAAATACTTAATTAATTTAATTCTATCTCCATAAATAACTATATCTTGCGGTGTTTTATAACCCGCATTCATCAAATTATAATCTGCACCCTTTTCAATTAATTTTTTACAATGTTCCAATGGTCCATATACTACTGCATGATGTAATATTGTTCGCCGTTCAGAGTTACGAGTATTTACATTCGCTCCATTATCAATTAAATATTCCATTAATTCTATAATAGAAGGTAGTTGATCCCAAATTAATGGATTACCCGGTGATCTGCGATCACGCCAATTTAAACGTTCGTATTGTTCTACATCATCTATATCAAAGACCTCTATACGTTTCATGTCTCTATAAAGTTCCATTAATTGACAATATGATATAGTTAGTATGCTAATATCACTATTGTTATTAGTATAAAGGTTTGACCCGTTTTGAACAAATAACCTTATAACTTTATTAACAACATAAAAACATACTCTCTCACAATTTTTAACAAACAAATATAAGGGTGTTTTAAGTCTGCTATTACCACACTTCATATTAACATCTGCTCCGTAATCTAAGAGAAGTTTTAATAATGTATAAATTTCAGAATCGGTTTCTTTAGTAATTAAATGAAATAATTTTGTATTTTGACAAGCAAAATGTAGCGGTGTTCTCCCATCTGTATCTGGCATATTAACATTCCCTCCTTTTTCAAGTAGATATGTTATGATTTTTAAGGGGGCTACATAAATAAGTTCTGGATCTTTTACATCAATTGTTAATGTTCTTTTACTCGAGGACGCAGGTAAAGATAGACTACATGCATAATGCAATAATGTAATCCCTTCATAATATCCTGTAAACCCAAAATTTACATAATTAACACTACTAAAATTGGAAGGTTGTTGAAAATTATCAAGTATTTTATTGACATCATATGGTTCAACTCTACATTCTTCAATATCACTATCTAATGAAGCTAACATCTCATCATCAGTATATTTTCCACTTTCTATAGCTATTTTGAAATTTTTTAAATCATCTTTTTCGATTAATTCAATCAAATGTTTTTCCATTTCCATATTGACTATTTATTTATATATTATTATTTTTAAATATAATTACTAAAATCTTAAAATAAATTATAATATCAATTTTTATTCGGTTTCTTTAAAACACTTTTCTTTAAAACACTTTTCTTTTTCATCATAATCAAGAGTAGAATTCCATAAAGGCATTACTGCATTATCTGCTATATATATATTAAAGTTTTTGTTTTTTACAAATTCATTTTCAATCAAAGTTAATGTTTTAGGTTCCAAAGCAGTTATTTGAAATTCATATCCAACACCTCCTTTCTTAGTTGCGTTAATAATTAAATGTTCAGATTTATTTATTTTTGCAATATGTTCAATTTTAGCCGTTGCTTTCTTTGTAAAAGATAAAACCGAATAATTACTTAATATTGCCCTTAAAGATTTACTTGCTCTCATATAAAATAATATTAATATAATAAGATAATATTATTTTAAAATATTTGTGAAAAAAGATCTTCTTCTTTAATTCCATAAAATAAAGTATTGTTTTCTTGAAATAAAAATGTCTCCAAATCTTTGTTTTCATCTTTGTTTTCATCTTCATCTTCATTATTTGTAACAAAGCATGCGTATCTACAAATGTTGCTAATATTATCATATTTCAAAGGAACAGATGAAAAAATAAAAACATCTTCATTCTCTTGATAATTATTTGTTGGCGGGATTAATAATATTTCATTATTATCATGATATATATTTTCATAGTTGTCATTGTCTTCACTTTTATCGATTAAATAACCAATTTTAGGATTTTCAATCTTTGCACCCTCTAATGTTCTCAAATTTTGTATTAATACGTTCTCATTAAATAATTTTATAATTTTACTGTCTATTGGTATTCCAACAATATTTCCAGAAACAATGATTTCTTCTAAAATTGACTGTTTTATATTAAGTTTGGTGTCCAGGTTCTCCATTGTTAAATCTAAGAATACAAAAATATTTTCATTTTCTTCAAGGAAACCTTTATAATTATCAACAGACAGTTCGTTGTTATATATTTCTTTATAAAAACTATTTACTTGGTCTAAAAATTCTTTATCTATATCACTTAGAACATTTTTTTCATCATTTTCGTCATTATTTACTGAATTAGTAACAAGGTTCTCTTTCAACTCGATAAAATTTTGCATATTAAGCTTGATTTTTGGAAAAGTCATATTGTTGTTCTCTTCAATGAATGAAAATTTTATAAATGGTAATCTACTAGTTTGATCTATTTTGTAAATACAAAGATGTATAAAATATTGTTTGTAGTAGTCTCTTTCATATTCTATTTCCTTTATAAGATCGTCGTTCTCTAAATATTTATATAAAAATGATGTATCTTCTGGTATTAACGATTTTTCATTATTTTGAAATATAGGATAATTGATTGTTTGATTATCAAATTCATTGTTTTTTTCGTTATTGTTAACAACTGAATTCATAAAGTTCTCTATAATATATGTTTTTAGTCCTTCTTCAGAAAATGGCATAAATAGTATATAGTATGATTACTTTTTAAATTATAAAAAATTGATTTAAAATTTTGACAATTAAATACTTATATAAACCCTTAAAATATAAAAGTTTATAACAACAAAATGTCGGTATCTGATATGCTTATGGAAGACAACCTATCTACTGTATCTCTTAGAGATTTTGAAGACGAACACGAATATGAACATTATATTGATAATTATTCAGAGAATGAAGTATTTGATAACGAAGATGACAACAATTCTCAAGATACACATGAAAGTTATGTTATGATTGGTAAAAAAAATAAAAAAATTAAGAAGAAGAAAGTGAAACACGATAAACAAGACAAAGGTTTGAGAAAAATAAAAACAAAGGAAGGAGAAAATTTGGTTTATTTTGCAACCTCTATGTTACCTGGTAATTCTGTACGAGATGCTGTATATGGAACTTATATCCACGAAGACAAGGTAGGTAGCATTAATGAGGATTTATATTTTAAAGTTGCTTACGCCGATAATGGTTCAAAGCAAAATGTGGATAAGTTATTTTATGACAATCCTGAACAATTTGAAAACCATATGAAGACAACTGTTCCAACTTATATTAAACAAGACTGGGCAGATACATACCGTTATGCTCTAAAAAGAAAACAGAAAGTAGATGAAACACAATTTGTAAGTAACATAAAGATTAAGTAGTAAAAAAATAAAATGATAAAAATTATAATTTCTTCTTTTTTTATTTTTGTGCAACATTATACTAAAAATAGAATACAAATGAATTGTGAAGATATAACAATATCAGATGAACATTTAACAGAGAATATATTTGATAATAATTATACTAGAGGTTATGATCTAAGATATAATGTATTTTATAATGATAATGAAACTACACTATTTAATATAAAAAGAAATTTTAAGTATAAAAGCATATTAACATATTTGAAATCTGATAACAACACAGTTTATAATAAATATAAATTGTTAGAAGAAAATGACCTTATTAATGAGACACTCAAAAGTAACATTTCTGAAGGAGGACTTTTAGATGATTGGAACTATACATTTTAAAATAAATAATATAAAGTTTGTAGTATCTAAAATATAATGAAAACTATTTTATTATGTTTTTTTGTTAATACAATTGCTGTATTTTGTTATTCAAAACTCAATAGGAGTTTAAGAATGCAAGATATAAATAGAATTTTACCTTATCAACAATTTCAATTAAGTTCTGAAGGTGGAATTGGGAAAGAATGGAGTTATGGAGACTTATTTGAAAAATCTTCGAAAAAATTAATAGAATCAGTTTCAATTGCATCAGATAGTAAAACTGCTATAGCTTTAGATACACAACATGGTGATATACCTAATAGTGATAATTTTCACTTAGTAAAACTATTTCCAGAAAATGTTGATAAACTCATTACAACTTTACTTAATAATAAAGTGAATGTAGATATAGTGGAATTACCTGATAATGAAGTAATGCAATTATTTTTTAAATTTAGTGAAGCTATGGTTAATATAGCAATATACTATTTTGCAGTTAGTTTTATTTTAAATATAATAAGTACTTTTACAAACTTTCCAGGCGGTGGTCCAAATAATATTTTAGGTCCTCTTCAAAAAAAAACAGAGATGGTAGATACAAAAAATTTAAACACTACCTTTTCAGACGTAGCAGGTTGTGATGAGGCGAAATTTGAATTACTTGAAGTTGTTGATTTTTTAAAAAATAAAGAAAAATATGAAAAAATTGGAGCGAAAATACCAAAAGGAGTATTGCTAGAAGGAAACCCTGGAACAGGAAAAACTCTTTTGGCAAGGGCAGTTGCAGGTGAAGCTGGTGTTCCTTTTATTAGTGCAAGTGGTTCTGAGTTTATTGAATTATATGTTGGTGTTGGAGCATCTAGAGTCCGTGACTTGTTTGAAAAGGCAAAGAAGAATGCGCCATGTGTAGTATTTATTGATGAAATAGATGCTGTTGGAAGAAAACGTGGTGCAGGAATCGCAGGTGGCAATGATGAAAGAGAACAAACATTAAATCAAATTTTAACAAATATGGATGGCTTTACTTCTTCCGAAGGTGTGGTTGTTATTGCTGCTACAAATAGAATAGATGTTCTTGATAGCGCTTTAATTCGTCCAGGTAGATTTGATAGAAAAGTAAAAGTTGGCTTACCAGATCCAAAAGGAAGAAAGAAAATATTTGGTGTTCATTTAAAGAATAAAAAAATTAGTGATGATTTGGAAATTGATGAAATTGTGAGTTTAACAACTGGATTTTCAGGTGCTGATATTGCAAATCTTGCTAATGAAGCAGCAATATATTGTGTTAGAGTGAATGGAACTGAAATAACAAGAAAAAATATGATGGATGCATATGAAAAAATTACAATCGGGTTACCGTCTTCTACAAGTAATCCAGAAAAAGATGAAAGAGAGCTTGTAACATATCATGAGGTCGGACATGCATTTATGGTATCTTTATTTGATAAAATGTTTGATTTAAGAAAAGTAACTATAAACGAAAACAAAAGTGGAGCTGGCGGATATACCTTATTTACACCAAAAGAGCATTTCCAAAAATATGCATCAAAGAGATTTATTCTTGCAAATTTGATTATTGCTATGGGTGGAAGAGCAGCTGAAGTTTATTTATATAGAAAAAAAAATATGTATAATAGAATGGATTTGGATATATTTGGTGATTTTACTGATTTAGATATAACAACAGGAGCAAGTAATGATATAAAGCAAGCAAATGAATTAGCACGTAAATATATAACAGAATATGGATTTGGAGAAAATTTATGTTATATTACAAATGAGGAACCTAATGAAACTCCATTTTTTCCAAATGATATTAATAAGAATAAAAAAAGTATAAGTGATAATAAAAATTGTGATATTGATAAACAAACAGAGTATTTAGTTAATTTTGCATATCAGAAAGCATTGCAAATAATAAATGAAAATAGTGAAGTATTTGAAAAAATTGTCAATATTTTAATGGAAAAACAAGTAATTTCTGGAAATGAAGTTAAAAATATTAAAGATTCTTAAAAATAATAATATTTAATTTATAGTTATATATTATTAGATGTATGATAAATCAGTGCCATTAATGGCATATGTTTTCATTGGATTAACTACATTGGTCATTACATATTCAAATATTATGAGTGATTCAAGTAGTGAAACTAATGATGAAGGCATGCCATCATTTGTTAATAGATATGTAGACCAAGACAATAATGAAGTAGAACAAAATACTGATAATGAAAACACCGAAAATCAAGTTCCAGAACAAAATGAAGATACTGGAAATCAAGTTGTAGAACAGCCTGAAATTCGAGAACAACCTATTCAGCAAAATCCTGAGCAAATACAACCTCAACCACCTCAACTTCCAGTTCAACCTCAACCACCTCAACCACCTCAACCACCTCAACAAATTCAACCACCTCAACTTCCAGTTCAACCTCAACAACAAACAACTGGTGGTAAGAAAAAAAAAACAAAACGTAATAAAAAAAGTCAATCAAGAAGATTACTTAGAGATAAAAAAAAATCCAAAAAAAATAAAAAATAATTATATTTTCTCTAATTTTTTCATTTTGGAAGTTTCATAAAAGTATTTTACTAATTCGTCATTTTTATAATCATGAATATAAAAAATGTTTTGTATTCCTGAAGCACATAATATTTTCATACAATTTACACAAGGATAATGAGTGATATAAGCATCTGCCCCATCGCAACTAACTCCTCTCTTTGCGCAATCTGTAATTGCATTTTGCTCAGCATGAACAGTTGCTTGTTCATGATTGTCTCTAACAATTGATTCATGTGGACAGTTAGGCAAGAATCCATTATATCCTTGAGAAATTATCCTATTTTCTTTTACCAATAAACAACCTACTTGTAATCTTTCACACGGTGACCTAGTTGATGTTACAATAACAATCTGTTTAAAATATTCTTGCCAAGTGGGACGATTCATAGATAAAAAATTGAAAAAATTTCTGTATATTTTTTATTTAGAAAAAAATGAATGATGATGAAATCTCTAATATAATTGATTTATATTTAAAAAATGGAGAACTAGATAAAGAATTATTTAATAAATTTTTTCCAAGACCTAAATTGGTCAGACAACAAGCTGTTTGTATTGTTGAGAGTAAAGATATATTTAAAAATAATATTAAAAATAATAATTTTTTAGAAACAATGAAAACCAAAAAAATAAAACTAAAAAATTAAAATTATACTCAAACAAACTATATAAATAACTTTACTAATATAGTTTATATGGACACAGAAAAACGTGAATTACCACCAAATTTTCGTTCTTTAGTTGTTGACTTTACAAATGATTTGACAAGAGTTTTTCCAGAAAGTGATATTCATTGGCGTAGATGGGGAGACCCTGATATTTCAGATGAAGACTTAATGATTCTTTTTGATCATTGTTGTAAAGTATATCCAGAACGCTTTTTTGATATTTTATATCAAAACGAAGAAATCTTCCATGAAGACAGCAGAATAAATACAGACTTTTTACCAAAAGTAGCATTTAAGTACTTGTATGATTGTGAAGGTGTTAGTGAAAACACAAAAAAAGTATTATGGAAATATTTACAACTTATGTTGTTTACAATTGTTGGTAACATAGACGATAAAAGCACTTTTGGTGATACAATGAATATATTTGAAGGATTAGATGAAAATATTTTGAAAGAAAAATTAGAAGAGACAATGACCAATGTTTCTGATGTTTTTGATAAAATGAAAGATGATTTAAAAACTACTAAAGAAGATTCGGATATTTCTGGTAATTCAACTTCTATGCCATCTTTTGATGGTATGCCAAATCTTAATGGTATGCCAAATCTTGAAAATTTACAATCAAATTTGAAGACTTTGTTTGATGGTAAAATTGGTAAATTAGCAAAAGAACTGGCAGAAGAAGTAGCTGATGAATTTAAAGAAGCGATTGGGGGAGATATTGATGAATCAAGTAATCCACAAGATATTATCAAAAATCTAATGAAAAATCCTAATAAGATTAAAAATTTAATGAAGACAGTTAGTGGACGTCTTGATGAAAAGATGAAGAATGGTGAAATATCACGTGATGATATTATGAAGGAAGCTGGAGATTTTTTAAATGAGATGAAAAATACTAGAGGAGAAGCAGGAATGAATGATATGTTGAAATCAATGATGAAAAATATGGGTGGAGGATTGGGTAAAAATGCTAAGATAAATAAAGGTGCATTAAATCGTATTATGAAACAATCAGAAAATAAAGATAAAATGATGAAAAAAGCAAATGAAGCAAAACTAAAGAAACAACAACAAGAGGTTAAATTAAGAAACGAAACATTTGCAAGAATTAGAGAACAAAATAGACTGAAGGCTGAGTATAAACTTGCTCAAAAAAAAGAAGGAAAGGAAGAATATGTATTTAAAATAGACGGAGAAGATGTCCAAGAAAAAAGTTTTATTCATCCAGATTTATTAAAAGATATTCAACAGGAAGAAGAAAATGATAAGAAAAAAATTGATACAAGTGATGCACCGAAGAAAAAGAAGAAGAAGAAGAAGAATAAATAAATACATACGAATCATATTATGGAGGAAGAACTAAGAAAATTTTTAGAAAAAGAAAACACAGAACTTTTATGGAAAATGTGCAGAGACTTGGGAGCGGCTAACGATACACTAGAAGGAAAAGATGACTTTTCTAAGTTTTTAGATGAATATTACCAAGAAATCAAGACAGAAACTTGGAAATTAAACAAGTTTAATAATACGTTTATTCAAAAAATGATACAACGGAATCTGAGTCATTTATTAATTGTTGATTGATTATAGACACAGGTTAAAAAATAAAAAATTAATATAATAATATATTTTGTTATTATATAATTAAAAACATATATAATGGGGGGTCAAAGTAAAAAAAAAACTATAAAAACACAAAAAAGTAAACAAAAAAGTAATAGTAGTTTAGATTTACCTTTTAATTTGGATAAAAAAAAAAGAAGAAATAAAAAACATACATATGATTATTTTTTAACACCAAAACAAGAAAATATTGATTTATTAAATAAAGAAGAAAAAAGTGAACTTGATTTATTATTAATCAATAATGAACCAACACATTTTGAATTATATACATTTACAGATGATTTAGATAAGCAAAGCAAAAAAGGTGGTTCAGACTTTGAAAAAGAAAAAGAGAAGGACCGTTGGGAACAAATGAGAAAAAAACTAAAAGATAAAAGAAAACGAGAGTCAGAATATAGAAAAAAAATTATAGAAGGTGAACAAAGTAGAAAAAAGGGGTTGTCTACTATTCCTGAATCTGAAGAAAAAACTGGCGGTAAAAATAGAAAGACAAAACGTAAAACAAGAAAAGTCCGAAAATTAAAAAAACGTGGCGGAGTTGCTCCTCCAAAAGCTTTTTCAAGAAGAAATCAAACATCTAGTCAAATAAGAAGAATTCCAGTGGCTCCTTACTTGCAACCTGAATTAGATCGGACATATGAGCCTGAAAGTTATTATCTTTATATTGGAACAGCATATGATGCAATAACGAATATTGGTAACTTACAAACTATTAATGATGAAGAAATAGAGAGGGTGAATGGCGAAACAATAGAGAGAGTGAATGCATTTGATTATATTACTAATTCTATTTTTGAAAGATTCAGAGAGAGAATACAACATGGAAACGTGGGTGAAATTGGCATGATACACAGTTTGCTTGAACGTGGAACTAATATAGCAGGGGATAATGCTGTAGAAGTTACATTAGACGAACTAAGGTCAAGCAACCCAGGACTAGCTGAAAGATATAGAAATTTTATTAATAGTATTAGAAGATTATTAAACTTACCCGATTTGTAAATGTATAAATTATTTTCTACAACCTATTTTTTCTATTTCTTTTTTTAGTTCCGATAACAAATCAGTTGTTGATGTAATAAACATGTCAGGTAGTAAAGAATGAATAAATGATTTAATACTTCCTACAAATAAAGTTTTTGTAACATACAAAGAAAAGCGTAAATGCTGATAATAAGTCAAACATACGTCTTTAGGATGACGAAAAAGGTTTTTAAAATACATTAATATATATAAATAATATATATTAGTTATGAACTTATTAAAATACATTGATGTAAAAATATTTTTATTAAGCTTATTTTTAGGGTTATTTGCTGTTTACATAACCATGCCAGATTTAAGAATAATCAAAGTATATCCAAGTCCTGAAAATGTCCAAATATTGCAATATAAAGATAAAGCAGAACACTGTTTTTCAATAGAAGAAAATGAAGTTGCTTGTCCAGCAGATAAATCAAAAATAAAAAAGATTCCAGTTCAAGGATAATGAAAATATGTATTGTTATAATATAGAATGGACTTTAGAAGATTATTTACTACTGAAATTGGAAAGATAATATTATCAATTATTTTAGGTTTAGGACTAGCCAGTTTATTTAGAAGCGTATGCACATCTAAAAACTGCTTGAATTTTAATGGTCCTGTTATTAGTGATATAGAAGACCAAATATATGAACATGGAAATAAATGTTTTAAATATGAATTAAAATCAGATACATGTGATAAAACTAAAAAAATTATTCCTTTTGCTTCTGAAGAAGAAGAATAAAATATTCGTTAAACTATACAATCAAACTTATATACTCATTGTATAGTTTATGGAAAATTCAATGACCAAGATTTCGGATTTGCCTATGAACGGTGGAAATGCAAATCCGAATGGAGTTGAACCGCCTGGAACAATTAGTATTTCAAGTATGAAACAAAAACAAATGAGCGATGAACAAGTAAATTATCAACCAATTAATGTTCATCCTAATCCATATGGAATATCAGATCATAACCCTATTCAAGGTCCTGAGAATATAAATCAATCCAATAATATACAAATTGAACAAATGCAACCTGTTCAAGATACACGTTTACAGCCTAACAATTTACCTGAAGAATTTAGAAATCAAATACAGAACCAAGCCCCACAAAATTTGCCTTCTAGAGATATTCCTATGAATACGCAAAATTATCAAATTGATGCAAATGTGCAACCAAACCACATACCAGAAGTTAAATATCAAAATGATTTTGTAAAAGAACATTATGATATGACTGAAAAGAATTTGCAAGAATATGAAGCGAAAAAGAGAAGAGAAAATAAAATAGATTATATTTTAGATGAAATACAAATGCCGGTATTTGTTAGTTTATTATTCTTTTTATTTCAAACACCAGTTTTGAATACTCTTATTTTCAAAAAGTTTTCTTTTATGACTATTTACAACAGTGATGGAAATTTTAATTTTAATGGACTTTTTTTAAAAAGTCTATTATTCGGGTCATTTTATATGTTTGCTATTAAGAGTATTGACTTTGTTACTAACATTTAAAATAAAAAGCTCATTTCATATTTTGATTTTGTAGAAAGAGATTTATTCTTTAATGTTTTATTATGAGGCGTTTTACTAACTGACTTTTTACTTTTACTATTATACAAATTCTTTTTATAAGGAGTATATCTTAAAAACCACATTTCATATTCTTTTGAGTTTTTACTAAGATTTCGTGCTTTGAATTCTTTGTACTTTCTTGCTTTTTCAGCCTTTATATCACTTAAAGTTTGTTGTTCTCCTATGCAAGTAAGAGGAAATCTTTTTAAAATACCTTTGTTATATGACTTATTATCTTCCAAAACCTTAAATAGTAATTCAGAGATGCATAATAATCTGTTTTTGTTGTAGCCTTTCATATTAATTGAAATAAAAGCCAAATAAAAAGATAAAATAGTTTCAATAGTAGCTATATTAATTTCCTTTTCATCTACTTTTACAACATTGTAATTGTGACAGGCAATTGGCTCATAAATAAAAACAACACTTTTATTATTCACTATTACTTCACAATGAGGAGGTATAATTTCATCAATTCCTTTGTGATGAACTACTTTTACCTTTTGTTTTGTTTTCTTTACTTTTTCTGCTATAATATTAGCTAAACGTTTTGTATCTTTACTAATTACGTCAAAATCAGGTATTTCTTTTATTAAATTTTTTTCTTGTTTTACCATATATTTTGAATAAAGTAAAGAAGAATAACCACCAAAAAATACTGCTCCATCATCAATAATCGTATTACGAATTAATAAATTTGTCTCATCAGATATATTTCTTTTGGATAAGAAATCTTTTTCATCACAAGTATCATATTTTAAAGGATAATGTTTGTTTAACAAATTTAATCTTTTTAATACTTTTTCCCATCGGTCAACGTCGCCTTTAGGTCTTGATAATTCAAGATACATAGACATTCTCAAAAACTCTGGAGGAGCATAATGTATGCCATCAATAAGCACTGCGTCTTTTGAAATGCCTTTTTGTATATCTGGATGAATAAATGTAATATCAGCAACTGCAACAAAATTTACAAAAACTTTAAATGTTCCGTGATGTGCGCTTGTTTTAGCTTCAATATCTCTATAACCATTTTTGTAGTAAATATTACATAATTCTTTTGCGTCTTCTATAGGAGTTGCTGAATAAAAATCATAATCAGGAATGGTAGTATCCTTATCATAAAACTGAGCATATTTTGGTAAAATATTATTTATTGCAGTTCCTCCGTAGCAAATTAATTTTTTGCGTTTGATAAAATCTTCTACGATTGATATTAAACTATTTATATCAATATTCCCTTTTTTCTTTTTTGCTTCTTTTAATTCGTCAATTTCACTAATAGTATTTCTTAATATTGCCATTTCACAATCTTCAAAAGTCATATTCGAATTGCAATATTTTTTATCTAATTTATTTTTTACTTTGCTCATAATACTATATATATTAGAAAGTTATTTTTATAAAGATTATAAAAATAAATGTATGTATATAATATCATGAATTTATCAAAGTCCTATAAAAAAAAAGAATTTAACAGTAACGAAAGTTTAAATTCTATAGAATCATTTGCGAGTAGGTCAATTAGTGCAGACAGCTTAAACGAATCTGAATTTTCACAAGCTATTGACGTTAAAAGTAAATTCCCTAAAGAAAAACAAAAATCTTCGAAATGGATACCTATTCAAAAAAGGCGTTCAAGAGAAGTAAAAAAAGAAATAAGTAAATCTCCAAGTGTAGAAGATGTATTGAAAAAACTGAATATAAAAGAAAAAATAAAGTGATTAATTATTCTGCCATTTTCTTTAGTTCTTGTTCTACCCTTTCATAATAAGCAATTGCTGCAGATAAAGGAACTATTCCTCCTCTACTACTATTAAAAAACGTCTCACAGTCAGTTAAATTACCATCAACATTGTTATATTTATATGCTACTATTTGAGCTCCATAATCTAATATCATTTTTTTCATGACAGGATTGTTTTTTGAATTTTCAATTGGTAAAATTACTTTACTAGAAATAGATGTGGTTGAAATATTATCGTCTTTAATTAATGCTGGTTGTTTAGCTTGATTTTCTATTTGAGATAAACTAAATAGATTCATGTTTTGACTACCACTTTCTATATTTAAATAATTTGAAATATCAAAGCAATTTACATCACTGGATTTACATTTAGAAAATTCTTTGTAATCACGATGAATCGTTTTATCAATTACAATAACTATTTTTCCCATGATTTCACTTAATTTTGTATCTTTTGTAACTTCACCTTCATGTAATTTTGGTTTTAATATAGAATCTATTAATTTAGCAATTGCTGCATAACAGTTTGTGTCTTTTGTTTTTATTCTTAAATGTATAAATAAGGGGTCCTTTTTATTTGGAGACATATTGGAAAAGGAATTACCTATAATTGTTGAGAAACATTCTTCTAAATTCATATCATTTTCTGTGTCAAATATTTTGAAATTTGGGTCAGTTGACTGAGCTACTACTGGAATAAAATTATCTTTCTTTTTAATGTAAAAAACTTCAAAATCTAGAAAACGACAACCTCTTGATAAAACGAATTGAACCATTTTTTTATTAACTGTTTTTCCTGTAGTTGCTGAATTATAAGATGCTTTAATACAATAATCTTTAATAGGTAATTGGGCATATTTTTTATCCATACTTTGAATAGATGAAATAGTCTCGAAATTTTTATCATTTTTAACTTTTTCAAATTCAGCGTCATCTACCATTCCAACTAGACCTTCTTGAATATTTGCAAATTTTATATTTCTATTTCGTATTAATTTTAAAAATACTGAATACAAAATTAAAAATATAATTATGCACAACAAAATATTAAGTAACTTCATTATATATTCTATATATAAACAAATATAATAAAATAATATATTATATTATCAAAAAATGGCAGGCGGATTACTAAATATAATTTCTACTGGAAGCAATAATGTATTTTTAACAGGAAATCCTAGTAAAACATTTTTTAAATCAACCTATGTAAAATATACGAATTTTGGTCTACAGAAATTTCGTATTGATTATGATGGTTTAAGAGAATTAAGAACAAGTGAAGATTCTACATTTACATTTAAAATTCCTAGATATGCTGACTTATTAATGGATACATATATTGTTGTCACTTTACCTGACATATGGAGTCCTATATATCATCCATGCGAAGAAACGAATTTAAGATGGTCTCCTTATGATTTTAAATGGATTAGAGATATTGGCACTCATATGATTAAAGAAGTAACAATTACCTGTGGAGGTTTAATGTTACAAAAATATAGTGGAGAATACATGGCTGCTATGATGGAAAGAGATTTTAGCGAAGAGAAAAAAAAATTATTTTATGATATGACTGGTAACATAGAAGAATTAAATAATCCTGCTTATGCTTTTAGTAGAACGAACGCATACCCATCTGCATCTTACACCATAGATACTACTGGAGCTGAACCTTCTATTAGAGGACGTAATTTATATATTCCTATTAACACATGGTTTACTTTAAATAGTAACTGTGCTTTTCCTTTAGTTGCCTTACAATACAATGAACTAAATGTTTCTGTTACTTTTAGACCAATTCAAGATTTATTCCAAGTAAGAGATGTTTTTGATTATGATTTTTCTTATCCATACATTAAACCAAACTTTAATGAATCTAGATTTCAAATGTATAGATTTCTTCAAACACCCCCTTCAGTATATGTTGCGGCAGAAAATTATGAAAATAAAATAAGCACATGGAATGCTGATGTCCACTTACTTTCAACCTATTGTTTTTTGTCACCTGATGAAACAAAAAAATTTGCAGCAGAAGACCATGTTTATTTAATTAAAGATGTTTTTGAGCATAAATATTTAAATATAACAGGTTCTAAAAAATTAAAAGTTGAAAGTAGTGGTATGATTTCAAGTTGGATGTGGTTTTTACAAAGAAATGACGTTAACTTAAGAAATGAATGGAGTAACTATTCTAATTGGCCATATCATAGTTTACCTTCAAATGTTACTCTCGCACCTATTGCCCCGTTACCAGGAAGTGAAAATTCACTTGAATATGGTCCAGGTGTTCATCCTATGCAGACACCGCAAAATACAGGAATAACAATTACTGGTGCATTTAAACCAGAAAACAGAAAAGAAATTTTAGAAACTATGGGTATCTTAATAAACGGAGAATATCGTGAAAATCTCATGACACAAGGAATATACGATTATGTAGAAAAGTATGTAAGAACAAAAGGAAATGCAAAAGATGGTATATACTGCTATAATTTTTGTATTAATACTAGTCCATTTGATTATCAACCATCTGGTGCAATTAATATGAGCAAATTTAAAAATATTGAAATCGAATTAAATACATATTTACCTACTATCGATCCTTCCGGTTCAAACGTTGATGTAATTTGTGATGATGATGGTAATTTAATTGGTGTTAGAAAATCAAATTATCGATTATATGAATATAGCTATAACTTGACTCTTTTCGAAGAAAGATATAATGTTTTATCTATTATTGGTGGAAATTGTGGAATGATGCATGCAAGATAAATATTTAAAATAATAAATACAAAGATATATATATATTTATTTTATATATGTCTCTTCTCCCTCACTCTGAAGTCTGTGATTTTGCAAGATTGACTATTTTAGTTTACGAATATGGTAAATCATTTACAATTGATGAAAACAAAACTATTGAAGGTTTTGTGTCTGAATTAAATGAAGATAAACCTTTAATAGAAAATGAATTTAGATTAGGTGTTATTAAAGAATTATCAAACACATCGCCACATGGAAAAGTGCATAAATTTTATAGTGTTAAGTCTACTGATTTGCAAGCTGGTATAACAATAAGTGAAACGCATAAAAGAATTAGTGTAATATTTAGAGGTAGTGAATCCAAATATGACTGGTATTATGATTTATCATTATTTAAAACTCAATTACATGATGATGTTTATGTTCATGGTGGATTTTATAAACAACTACATAATGAAGATATGTTTGAAAACATAAAAAATGATTTACTTGAACTTTTAAATGAAAATCCTGAATATAGCATATTTATTACTGGACACAGTCTCGGAGCTGCTTTATCAACATTATTTGGTTATGAACTTTCAAGAGAAATCGAAAATGAGGTAACTGTTGTTTCTTTTGCTAGCCCCAGAGTCGGAAATCCTGCTTTTAGAAGAGAATTTGATAACAAAAAAAATTTAACACATTACCGTATATCAAATGAGCGTGATGTAATTACTGCAGCACCAATGATAAATTTTCAACATGTAGGCACAAATATTTCATTAAATGATGAGAAATATGAGGTTTTTTATAATTATTCTTATAATCCTTGGTGGAAATTTTCACTTTTTCATTGCTGGAAAGTTAGTGACCATTATATGGATGTTTATTATAATAGATTATTAAAACATAAATGGAATTCTACTATCGAGCCTTCCAATTCAAATGTTGATGTTATTTCTGATGATGGCAAGATAAAGTAAGTTGAAATTGTAAATATATTATACCAATATATATATAATATATTTTAACAATCATCATGAATAATATAAATAATGAAAAAAAAAAGAAAAGTGTAAAAAAAGAGTTTAGTGATAGTATTAACATTGATGAACATACATTTCAAACAATGCATATGGAAAACAAATTAAAAAAAATAAAAAGAAGAAAAAAAATAAAAAATAATTTTAAAAATATGGAAACCTTTGAAACACTACAAAATACATTTGAAAATGATGAAAAAAAGGAAGAACGAAATGATAATATTGAAAGTTTTAATAACATAGTAGAGGGATTAGATATAGATATTACTGACACTGAAAATAGAGATACATGGGAAGGTCATGACGATGTAGATGCACCAGACATGAGTTCTTTTGATTGGAAAAAAGAATTAATCAATGGAATTAATTATATTTATGACAGCACGCAAGAAGGAATACGTGTATTAGCAGACAAAACTACAAGTTCACTTTCAAATGGAGAAGCCACTGAAAACGATAGAATAATACTTTATAATTATTTTTCAACTATTATTGCTGCTTTAGCTACTTATCCAGTAAGTTATAATTGGTATTTTCTTATGTTTTATTTACAAGATATGACTGATGTAGATTTACCACATGTTTCCACTGAAGAATTAAAAATTCTTAGCACGGTTACAGACCCAGAGGAATTAAAGGAAAAATGGTATGTAGGTATGTTATCTCTTTTTATGTGGTTTAATGAATTTGCAATATTTTTTCCTGCTACTCTTGATTGGTTTATAACTGTTCTTTCACCTCCTATTATAAATAAGTTTCTTGATGGAAAAGTAAAATTCATGTTATTATTTTTTATAGTTTTTAATATTTTGAAATATGGTCTAACTATATTCAAAGATCTTTTCATTTCTATAATTGATGAAACATCTAATAGTTGGATAGTTAATACCATGTATGCATCAGTATTTTTATTATTTTTTATTGCATTTTTTCGTTCGTTAAATGACCCTGGAACAAAAGCCGCTTATATGAGTTCCTGGTTCATTATGATACCGATGTTGTTTGTTCGATTTATAATTATCATTGTAACAAGCGTGCCTTTAGCAGGAGCATTATGTTTTCTATACTTATTTATTTATTCATTATTTGCTACCATTTTGTATAAACCAGCTGGAAGTTCATACCTAGACTTAATTAAAAGAATAAGCTATCATATAGATAATTCAAAACTTGATAAACCGCCAAGATCATGTGATGGAGAAAGTTTCTTTAGTAAATTATTAAGAATTGTTGTTAATATAGTAGGTGTTTTTAAAGATAATCTTTTAGAAATTACTATTGTTTTGATTTCAATTGGTTTCTACTATAACTCCCTTACAGAAATGTCCGATGCTCCAGGAATTATGAATGGATATAGTTTGAAAGAGTGCATTGGTCTTTTATTTATTCTTATTGCAATTTACGGAGGAACACAAATGTATTTAAAATTAATTCCTGAATTTAAAAGGATATTTATAGAGGGAGTGCAAGATTAAATTTTTTAATAAACATTTTATATTATTATTAGTTTAATTATATAAAATCTATTCATTTTTTAATACATACTTATGACTAAAAAAAAGAATGTTACAAAGTTAACACCTTTAATCTCTGTTTGTACTCCTACATTCAATCGAAGACCATTTATTGAAACTATGTTTGAATGTTTCAAAAATCAAACTTATCCCAAAAACAGAATTGAATGGATTATCGTTGACGATGGAACAGATAAAATACAAGATTTAATAGAAAAATCGAATATTCCACAAATTCGTTATTTTGCATTAGACAAAAAACTTATGCTAGGTGCAAAAAGAAACTTTATGCATAAACAATGTCGTGGTTCCATTATTGTTTATATGGATGATGATGATTATTACCCTCCCGAAAGAATTTCACATTCTGTTGAGAAATTACAAGAGAATCCTTCTGCTATGTGTGCGGGTAGTAGTGAAATATACATTTATTTCAAACATATACATAAAATGATTCAATGTGGTCCATATGGTCCAAATCATGCTACTGCAGGAACCTTTGCATTTAAAAAAGAATTATTAAACAGCACTCGTTATAATGATGATGCCGCACTCGCCGAAGAAAAAGCATTTTTGAAAGATTACACTGTTCCATTCGTGCAATTAGATCCATTGAAGTCTATATTAGTATTTTCTCATGAACATAATACATATGATAAGAGAAAAATGTTTGATAATGCACACCCAGATTATTTTAAAGAATCAGATAAAACCGTTGATACCTTTATCAAATATGATAGTGAAAAGCCTATTAAACAATTCTTTATGAAAAATATTGATAAATTATTAAAAAATTATGATCCTGGTTTGCCCTCTATGAAACCTGACGTATTAGAACAAATCAAAACAATAGAAGGCAACAGAGAAAAAATGATACAAGAAATGAAAAATAAACAACAAAATGGACCTATTATGTTGAATGAAGAAGGTAAACCTCCTCGCGAACTTAATAATGGTGAAGTTGTGCAAATTATTCAACATCATCAGGCTAATGTAAAACAATTAAACGAGAAGCTTGTTGAAATTAACAATACTCTTAGTTCTATGCAAAGTCAATTAATTGAAGTTTCTATGAAAGCAGATACATTACAAAATGAAAATAAAAATTTAAATATGGAAAATGAAAAATTAAAGGAAGAAATTGCTTTATTAAAGAAAGAATTGCCAAAAGAAAAAAAATAAGACTGCTTAGTTAAAACTATTATCTTCTTCAATGGCGTCAGGGCGAAGTGCTTTATATTTAGTGTTTAATGCATGTTTTAAATGGTCTTGAAGGGAACCGGATTGCCTAATATCATCTTTTGAATTTTCAATATCGGGATTTTTTACTATGCTAGAAATAGTATTTCTTCTTTTTACGGGTTCTTCTAATCGTGGAGGTTGAGGACTCTGTGGTTTATATTGTTGTTCTTGTTCTTTTTCTTTAATATTAACATGAGAATTCGATGTTTGAGTAAACTGTTTATTAAATACATCTTTTAAAGCCAGTATTTCATTAAAATTAAGATGCGAATATTTTTCATTCATTTTTTCAATCTTTGATTTATGATCACAATATTGTTCAATGTATCTTAATTCTAATTCATATTGCTTGGCTAATAATTGTAAAAATTGTTCTAATTTCTCATTTTCTTGCTCTATTATTTTTATTTCTCCGTCATTTTTTAGTTTATCTTTTGCAATTTTAAATTGATGTAATTTATCTTCAATATGTATATTTTCTTCATTTAATTTCTCTTGCAACTTTGTAGAAAATTCATTTAATTCATTTATACTTTTATTAATTTGATTTTTCTTTTCTTCTAATTCTTTAATATCGTTAAATACACTTTTGTTATTTTCCATTATTATATAATAAAGTGATATAAGATTAAAATTGATTGTTAAAAATAGATAAATATATATTTGTAACAATCATATAATGAACAAACTAAATAATACATCACCCTTAAGGTATCCAGGAGGAAAAACACGAGCTTGTAAAATATTAGAAACTATTATTAATGAACATTTTAATATTAGTGATTTTGATAACTTTGTATCACCTTTCTTTGGTGGTGGTTCTTTTGAATTTCATATTCAAAATAATTATCAATTAAATATTATAGCAAATGATAAATTTACACCTCTTTATAATTTTTGGAATATTTGTAAGGTTGACAATGAAAACTTATGTAATGAACTTACTAAAAAAATAGACTTAATAGATAAAAAAGAATTTTATTCTTTGAGAGAAAACATTATGAATGAAAATAATAAATTAACTCAAAGCATTATGTATTTTATTATAAACCGTTGTTCTTTTAGTGGTGCTACATTATCTGGTGGATTTTCATTAGAAGCTTCTAAAAAAAGATTTACAAAGTCCTCAATTGATAGAATAAAAAAGTTAGATTTAACAAAATTTCATGTTTTTAATCTTGATTTTGAAGATTTTATTAACGCCAATCAAAGCGAAAAAAACCTTATATTCTTAGACCCACCCTATTATCTGGAAAAGGGTTCTACTTTATATGGAAATAATGGAGATATGCATGATACATTTGAACATGACAAACTATATGAATGTTTATCAACTAAGAAAAATTGGTTTATGACCTATAATAATTGTGAATATATAACAAATTTATATAAAGATTTTAAAATTATTGAAACATCTTGGAGTTATGGAATGAATAAATCTAAAAAATCTTCAGAAATAGTTATTATTGGTTGATATTACAATTATAAATTAAAGACAGTGGTAGTTTATCTTTATCATCCAGTGAATATTTAGATTTTTCAAATTTTGTTATATCTTTAGGTTGACATGCAATTGTTATTGATAACACACAAAAATCTTTTTTGTTTTTTCTACTATGTATTTTTGTGCGAATTCTTAGTTGCTGTTCTATATTAAATAAAGGAACATCGAAATTGCATATATCATTTCCTAAGTGATATAACCCATAACCATTACTAATTTGTATATAATTACAGCCCTTTGCTTGATATAATTTAGAAATACTATCAGAGGGAATATCAATATACTTATCATCCCATTTATCTGTTTCTTTTTTTATTTTAATCCATTCTTCATGTGTTATTGATTTTTCAATAAATGGTGGTATTTCACCATTATACAAGTTTATATTATTTATTACATTATTAAATATTTCTCTGCATGCAATTGGATTTTTACCTTTTTTTGTTGCTTCCCAGATTTTATCTGTTTGATTATATTTTATAGAACATTGCATCCAATCCGGTGTATTATATTTTTTTGCTTCTATACCAATATCATTTTTTTCAATAAAATTACATTCTATATCGTTTTTACTCGAAGACCCTGCTAATTCATCTACAGTTTGTGTATTAAATTGTTTGTTATTAATATATGTATATTTAACTACATTATGTATTTTTTTTTCATAAATATCTCCATTCACTGAACACTGTGAACCTTTGTTTTGTTTTAAATATTCTACTTCTTTATTTAGTTCTTCAATTATTTCTCTTTCCATATAAATTATTTAATTATAAAAAAAATGTTATCAATTTTTAAACCAAATCGTTATTCATCTTATAATAATCATAAGCTTTATCCCAAATTACTTTATTGTCATTGATAATTAAATTTTTAAGTATACTAGAAAAATAATCAGAACTTTCAAAAGGTATAAGGGAAGGTAAATTATCGATCGATATTACATCTAGTAAATCATGTATTTTTAAAACTGGATTTTCCCAATTTGTTTTTTGTGAATATACTGGAAATGGATTCAAAGGATTGTTATAATCACAACTTATATCTACCAATAAAGTTTTTTGTTTAAGTGTCGAATCTTTTGTAATTAATTTTGGTATTTCAACTTTTAAATGAATACAATTATATATAATATCATAGTCTAATAATTCATCTATTTTATCTTTACTGTTAAATACTTTATATTTTATATCTAAGGAATCTAATACAAACCTAACACCTTGTCCGCATCTACCATTACTTCCAATTATGCATATTTTTTTATTATCAAAATTATAAGTAATTTCTTTTATTTTCTTTGTTATTGATTTCCAAAAAGATAATTCTTTTATATTTTTATTATTTATTTTATCCTCTTGATATTGTAATAATCCTAATAAACCACCCGATACACCTGCATGATAACTAAACGAAATAAGCCTTTTGTTTTCATCATCAAGTAAATATTCCAAATCATATAATAAACTTGATGAGTTTTTAAAATTTTTTAATATTTCTTTACTTCCGTCTTGTCCTTTATAACAGTGAGCAAAATACATATGTTGACTCTGTTTCATATCATTAATAAAGTCCAATTCTTTTATTCCCAATATTAAACAATCTGTATGTTCTTTCCAATTTTTTTCTGTTAATATCGCACCATTATTTTCAAATTCCTCATCGCTATAACATCTTGTTTCACTTTTTTGGACATAAACACATTTACCAGTTTCTATTAACTTTTTTATATCACTTGGAATCAAAGGCGTTCTGTATTCGTTTTCAAATATTTCATTGCGGATAAAAATTTTTTTATTCATATAAATGATTCTCTTTTTATAATATACATGAGTAAAAAAAATATTATTAACATTACAAAAAATGCATGGATAAAAATGGAATCTATTATTCAAAGTTCGCCAAATAAAGAAGGTTTTATATTTGGGGTAACCTCCGGCGGGTGCAACGGCTTTAATTTTGATTTAAAACTTGCAGAAAAAAATGAAATGATTACATTAAGAAAGAAAAAACCAACATGTATGCAAAACAATAATGTTGAAATTATTATTGACCCTATTTCAGAAATGCACTTATTAGGAACAACTGTCGACTATATAAAAGAAGATTTTAGTAAAGGTATTTTTGAAAACAAATTTATTTACAATATTGATAAAAAATTAGCAAGTTCTTGTGGATGTGGCGTATCATTTATGCCAAGAAGTATTAAATAAAAGATTCTCCCCAACAGTTTTTACAATATTTACATATACTTTCACTATCAGAACTACCATAAACCATATTATTTTTTGAACATTCGTTACATAATATTTTTTTACATCTATAACAAGTATTACGATTGTCTATTATATGATATTTTTTACAAACTACACATTTATTTAAAAAATCTAAAATATAATTTTTTAGATAAAAATCCATACTATTAAAATAGTTATTATATTTTTTTTAAATGGTGTAAAGATATTTTATTTAAAAAAATATATGAAAAATAATTATACTTATGTTTTAAAATCAATCAAAAAAGATAAAACTTTAAACCCAATTTTAAATAATCTAGAAGGAAAAAACTATATTATTGCCGGGGGAACTCGAGGAATAGGATTTAACATAGCTGAAAAGTTGGCGTTAAATAATGCAAACGTCGCTATATTAGGTAAAACAAAAACTAAACATCCTAAATTAGAAAATACTATTTTTACTGCTGCAGAAAAAATACTAACAAAGACAAAAAAAAATAATGTTATGCCTATTTCTTGTGACATTAGAGAGAAAAGTGATATTGATAATTCTATTCAAAGGACTAAATCAGTATGGGGAAAGATTGATGGCGTAGTTTTAAATGCAAGTGCTTTATGTTTAAATAGCACTCTATACCAAAGTAAAAAAGAGGTTGATTTAATGAGTAGTGTAAATATTAACGGAACCTATTTGTTTGGACAAAAATGTTTACAAAATATGAAGGATAGTGGTGGACATATGATAATTATAGCACCTCCAATTAATATGTTATACAATGATGATTGGTGGACAAGTCATTTTTATTATAGTATGTCAAAATTTAATATGAGTTTAATGGCAAAATATTGGAATAAAGAATTTAAAAATATTGGTGTAAACACACTCTGGCCAAGAACTACTATCGCTACCGCACCTGTTAAAAACTTACTTGGAGGAGAAGAAATGATGAAAATATCAAGAAGACCTGATATTATGGGAGATGCAGCACTTAAAATATTTTATACTGATCCAAAAAAATGTAATGGAAAAAATTATATTGATGATGAAGTGTTAGCTTCATTGGATATTGATGTTGAAAAATATAAAGTCGACCCATCAATACATGAAAAAGATTTGATGCCAGATTTCTTTTGTTAATTAATATAAAGCTATTTTGTTTTATATTAATAACTACAACATGAAACCTATTTATAAATTATTAGATTGGATACCAACTCCTGAAGATAATAAAGGCGAGGTAATACAATTCTCGGAGTATTGGCTGGGATTAATTCAAAACAAAAACCCGCAAGGTGCAAAAATTGTTCTTAGCTACATAGAAAATGACGATATAGTTTTTTTCTATGGCGAAGAACATGAATATTCGTATTTTATGAGGAGTTTCTCTACGCATCCTGACACAGTTGATTTTATAAAGAAAAATGTAGATAATACATATTGTATGCGTGAAGAAAGAAATGGAGATTTCCGTGAAGGTAAATTACATGAATTTATTGATTGGGCATACTTATGTGAATACAACGAAAATCCTAGCCTCAAACAATTTTTAAAGGAAAGACCTGAATTTATTAATTGGGATTGTTTGGGAAATAACGAACATCCCGAATTATTATCTTTATTTTTTGATGATTTAAATATTATTGATACTACTACAAGTAACTACCGTTCAATAGACAAAAATAAAACTACTCTATGGCATTTATCTAAAAATCCATCTGCTATTCATATTTTAAAAAAAGTAGAAGCTGTTAGTAATTTAACAATAGCACAAAATCCTAATCCAGACGCATTCGAATTAATTGAAAAACAACGCAAACATATTGACTGGAGTGACCAATATATATGGAATGACCATATGTTCATGTGGAAAAAGGATTACTATGAAGAAAACGGTGTTAAAGGAAACTTATATATTAATAATATTATTAAATTAACTGAAAAATATTATGATGAAATGATTAAATACGTAAATTGGGATGGTATTTCAAAATATTATATGGCATTTGATTTACTTAAAAAAAATCAAGATAAAATAAATTGGGATGTTTTTTGTGCGTGTAACTCCCATTCTAAAATTATTGAAATATTAGAAAACAATATTGAAAAAATAAAATGGTCTCAACTATGTAGAAACAATAATAAACATATAATTCCATTTTTAGAAAAACATTTGGAAAAAATAGATTGGGATAGTTTATCAGAAAATAAACATGCTATTCACATACTGAAAGATAATGAGAGAAATATTAATTGGGAACTTTTATCACAAAACAAAAATGCGATTGATATTCTTAAAGATAATCCTAAAAAGATTGATTGGAATTCCCTTAGGTTAAATAAAAACCCTAAAAAATACGAATTATATTTAAAACATTGGAATCCAAGTTTTCAATTAGAGAGAAAAACCTGGAGCAGAATAACAGAAGATCCCTATGCTATAGATTTTTTAAAATATGTCATACTAAATGATATTGAAAATGATATAGAATGGAGTGAATTTTTTAGTAATCGTGCTATATTTGAACTTGATAAAGAAGAAATGAAAAAACAAATGCAGCCACTAGCTGAAGAATTAACAGCTAACGTTTTTCATCCTTCCAGAATAGAATTTTTTATTGAAAACTATGGTTATGAAATGTTAGAAAATCTTTAATTGTATGTAAAATAATTATATACAATTAATTTGAAACTTTTTGCTCTTTTTTACTATTATGTTTATTATTATTTTGTTTATTATTGGTGTTTAATTTATGATATTCTTTCCAATTAGTTATTGGAAATACTTTATAAGGTAATACACTTTTTATTTTATTAAATCTAAATACTCTATTCATTTATATTTATTTTGTATTTTTAGTTTTATATACTTTATTCAAATTCATCTGTGATGGCATCCTTTTTTGAGTTCTTATCTAAATATCTATAAAAACGTTTTATATCCAATTTACAAATATCATAATCTTCAAAAATATTTTCAATATTGGTTAATATTTCATTATCTTCACAAAAATCCTTTCCAATACATAATCTTATCTCTTGGAAAAATGAAACAATATCTTTTTTATCCATACATAGTTTTTGTGATAAGTCTTGTATAAACAAAGAGTTATTATATTCAGTTGAATATTTGGTTAAAACTTTTGTAAATCTTATTTCATTTAATGGTTTGAATTCTTCATTTTCAAAGCTATCGTGAAATATTTTATTATTATAAAAGGTCTTTATTAATGAACTCATTTCGTTAAATTCCCATATTTGACTTTGAAAAGTGATTCTATCAATATAATCAGCAAAGCAAATATTTCTTAATATTTTGTAATAAATTGGATAAACTCTTTCTTTATCTTTTTGTTCCAATTTATCAATAAGGTTTTCATGCCAAAGAAGTGCAACTATTGTTCGATCAGTTTCATTCATCAAATTATTATGCATTGATATATCATATTTTTTTTCTAATAACTGATTCGTAATTGACTTTGAATCTTCATTATAACTTTTTAAATGAAATAATTTAAGTATTTGCTCATTACTGATATTTTCATCACCATTTAATACATCCAAAGTAAATTTCAATTTACGCATGTCTCCTTCTACATAATTAACTATTATACTTATCTTTTCTTTCTCCATTTGTTTTAATCGAACTGAACCTAATGAAAGAATATTTTTAATTTCTTCACTATTCGGTTTTGGTAACTCAAACACATTACATACTTTCATTAATTCACGCATCTTTTTATCAGTATAATAGTTTCCAATACAAATTATTGGATTCATAGTTTTACCTTCTGTTTTTTGTTTTTTTGTTTTTTTTTGACGAATTAATTTTACCAAAGCCGTAAGACCACCCTTATCTCCATTATTCATTCCATCTATTTCATCCATTACTATTGCTATTTTTTTTTCTCTACCCGTCATCATATCCAAAACATTACGATTTGATATATTATTAGATGTGATAGTCTCTATCAAATTTTTATTTCTTATGTCACCTGCATCATACTTTATCATATCATAATTTAATTTTTTTAATATTTCTGATACAAAATATGTCTTTCCACAACCTGGTGCACCATAAATGTATATTCCTTTTTTATAATCCAAACTTTCATAGTTAGAATTAAAGTTATTTAAAATTGTCATTATTTCATTTTCTATTTCATTTCTTTTTTGTAAAAACGAATTTATATTTAAATTTTCCATATTATTATATAAACACACTATGTTTATATAAGATTTTAAACGAATTTATTTACCAAATGAACTGAAATCTGCTGTTCTTGGTAAAAACTCAGTTGGTTTTTTGTATGGAACTTGACCATAATAGGAATATGGGTCTGTTTTTACATCTGCCAATACTTGAGTATTACTATTCATTAAATTTACATCATTTGTTTTTTCTTCTTCACTTGCTGCATCTACTACCTTTTGTCCTGAACTTATTACACTTGATGCTACATCTCCTACTGCATCTACTGCACCACTAGCAATATCCCCAACAGTTCCTATTGCTCCTGTTGTTAAATCACCTGCTGTGCTTACTGTTCCTTTTGCTGCGTCTGTTGCTACACCTGCTACGTTACTTACTGTATCAGATACAGTATCCGTTAATGATTTTTCATTATTTTGTGCTACTTCATCACTAGTTACAGTTGAATCACCTTTGTCTGTTAATGTTCCAGAACCACCATTACCTCCACAATTTCCACACAAAGAATCACCATCAACAGTGCAAGAAGGACAAGCTGGACAAGATGGACAAACTGGAGGAACTACTTGTGTTTTTAATATATAATTATCCAAATTTAATTCTGTTCCAGTTGAACCAATTTGTTGATTATTATTATTATTTTGCAATGAATTAATCAATGTTTGTAAACTTGTATTATCAGCATTATTGTTAGTTAGCTGTCTGGATAACATATCAGCAAAACTGCGATCATTTCCTCTATTATTTGAAGAACTGTCTGCTCCTTCTCCATTATCTATTCCGTTAGGAGTAAATCTTTTTACATTTTTCAATACTAAACTTTCTTGATAATCTTTTCCAATTACTGCTACTAAAGAATCAAATGATTGATTTACAAATAATATAGTATTTGCACCACTTTCATCTTCTAGTAATCTTACACTAAAGTCCACACTTGTAAAACTTTCATCATTTCCAAAAGTTCTCTCATCTGAACTATCTGAAACATTAATAGTAATCTTATTTTCACTATTTCTTTTATATACATCTATAGAGCTGTTTTGGTTACTAGATATTAATAAATTTCCGTTTCTTTTATCAAATTTTACATATTTTGATACTTGGTATACTCTTGCATCACTGTTATAATTAGATTCCAATACTTCTGTATTGTTATTAGAATCTACGTCTTGAATATAACTTGATGCCCCTATAGGTGTGCTAGTTAAGTCTTTACTGTATACAACTGAGGTATCGCTAAATAAATAAAATTGTTCACTAACTGGTGTATCGGGGCTTGTATTGACAATATGTAAATAACTCTTTTTATCCCATGGCATATAAAAAACAGTATAACTATCTGTGTTTTCACTTTCACTGCGATAAATCATAGATTTGTAAGATGTTGCTAATTCACTTGGTTGATCTGGCAAAATTTGATCCTCTGATGATATTTCGTAAGTGTAAACATCTACAGAATCTCTTGGTAATACACTAATACTTGTAATTGTGTTTCCAGTCATATCTACATTTCCACTACTAGAATAATCTGATGAATCTACTTCAATTAAATTTCCATTTAAATCATCAAAATATAGACTATCATACAATTTATAAGGTGTTTCTGAACTTGTATATTGTGGAATTTCTACTCTAGAAGCTTGGGGTTCTGATTGTTTAAATGATATAAAACCTTCTTTCATAAAAGGAAGTCTACAAAGCATTGCAAATATTATTAAAATAAATAACAATACTAAAAGTACAATTAATCCACTGGTTTTCAATTTCATTTTTAAGAGATATATAGTATATATTGAAAATATATGTTGAAAAACTAATTAATAAAAAAATTGATATTTAAATTTTATTTGTTTATAATCCTATACAATATGCTGCAAAGGTTTTATAATAATGATTATAAATATGAAATTTGTATAGACGAAGCTGGGCGTGGTTGTTTATTTGGTAGAGTTTATATTGCCTCAGTTGTTTTACCTAAAGAACCACATTTATTTGATGGAACCAACATAAAAGATAGCAAAAAATTCTCTTCTAAAAAGAAAATTAATGAAGTTTCTGAATATATTAAAAATAATGCATTTCTTTATTCTGTTCAATATGAAGAATCAGATACCATTGACCGTGTTAATATTCTTAAATCTGTTATGAGTGGTATGCATAAATGTATTTCAAATACTATAGAACATATTATGAACAATATTGATAAAAGTGCTACTTACAATGATTTCTTAATTGTAGTTGATGGTAATTATTTTACTCCTTACATGAAATTTGATAATACTACCAATCAACTAAAACAAATTAATCATGTTACTATTGAACAAGGTGATGCTAAATTTATGGGAATTGCTGCTGCAAGTATTCTTGCAAAAACTGACAGAGATGCCTACATTCATAAAATATGCGAGGAAACACCATTGTTAGACGAATATTATGGATTAAAAAAAAATGTCGGTTATGGAACTAAACAACACAGAGAAGGAATACAAAAACACGGAATCACTATTATGCATAGAAGAACCTATGGAGAAAACTGCAGAAATGCAGAAATTAATAATATTTTATAACTTTATCATCATATCATCTATTTCGGTTTTTTTAATACATATATAATCAGTATTGCTATCATTTTCACTATATCCTATTATAAATTTATTTTCTTCCTTAACAAATAAAAATCCTAATGTATATTCAATTCTATTATTATTCATCGTAAACAACGAAGAATATTTTTTTAATTGCATTGTCAATGCATCTAACACAACAAACATATGATAATAGTAACGTTTATTTTCATAACTTACTATATGATTTATAAACCATATTTCATTTTCTATATTAATACCATTTGTTGAACCTCTTACTAATTTAAACAATCTTGGAGTATTTATTTTGTTTATAATTTCAACATCTTTTATTGTTAATTTTTTATCAAATTGTTTATCATCAAAATCACATATTGTTATTGGAAACCAATTATAAACTATATATTTTTTGTTATTATTTGAGAACATTACCCAATTCTTTTCTACTTTTGATTTATTTTCTATGTTTAATAAACACGATTCAATGCATTTATCATCCAAATTTATTTTTCCATGTTCTATAAAAATTGTCAAATCTTCTGAATTCGTTATTTTACTACCTGTAAAAAATAATTCGTCGTTGTGTTCCATTAATCTCATATCTTCAATGCCTTTGTAAAACCCATCAAAAATAGTATCATATTTTACTTCAAATTCCTTCTCTTTTGTTAATTTATTATCATTGAAATTAAAAATTGTTAATATATTTCTTGTTTCAATACTATTTAGTTTTTCATAATCACCATTTTCATTTTTGGATTTATAAAAACCGTTGGGATCTAAATAATAATTAATGTATCTTACCACTTGAATTATCTTATCTTGATAAAAAACAATTGAAGGTGATGACTTATGAAACTCATATTCATGTTTCATTACAATATTATTGCCTGTATCTTTAAAAGCTTGAATATCTCCTTCATAATTACATAATTTATTGAATAAATTTGTTGCATAATATTTATAATTTGATAATATATTATTTTCAATTGTTTGTGGTAAATGTTTATTTAACAGCGACATACATAACAAATTTATTTTACTTCTTTCAATATCTACATAATATGCTACAATTGATATTTCATAATCTATTTTATAATCATAGACATCGCTGTTAAAGAATAATTCATCTTCACGATTTTTTATATCATGTCGATGATCTTGTGCTATCCTATAAAAATGATAAGCAAGGAGTGATTTATTTTCTTCACGAAAGTGTTTAATAATTGAATATATTGTTTCTAATCTTTTTGGCATAAATTGAAAACCCAACAACCAACTCTCAATTGCATCTCCCATTTTCTTCATATATTGATAACAAAATCCTTTATAATAATAACTACACCAAATTTCTTGTTCCCACCCTCCAGCTTGTATTCGTCTATTATAATTCTCAATAGCTTTTTCATATTGTCCATCATCTTTATAACTGTTTGCCAAATAAAACATATAACGAACATTATTAGGTTCACATAAAAGTCCTTTTTCAAGCAAATCTATATCTCTTTTATATTTATTTCCTTTGGAACCACCATCTCCTATATCATAAATATATAAAACATCTTTACTAAACGTATCTTTAGTAAATGTTTCATGACAAGACAAATATTCATGCGTTACACCCAAATAATAAAATCGTTTGTCATTTTTAATAAATCTGGCATTCTTATAATAAAAATTATCATCGCCTTGTATTAAATAATAAACATCTTCAATTAAACTCTTTTTTAGAGTGTCTTTGTCTGTATCCTTTCCAAACTTCAAAGTCATATCTGCATCCATTAATAAAATATATTCACATTCAGTTAACTCTTGACATTTCTCCAATGCAAAACTTCTTGTTAATCCGAAATTTACAAAATGATGCTGGAGAACCTGACCTTTAATATTACTTTTTTTCATGAAATCTGTGATTATTTCTATTGTATTGTCTGAACTACCAGTATCTACTATAATAAATTCATCAATAAACTCTATTACTGATTTTAATAGTCTTTCAATTATCTTGCCTTCATTTTTTACAATCATATTTAAACATATTTTAGGAATGTTTATCATTATGTATGTAAAAATATTCAATATTTAAATGTTTTTTTGAGAACAAATATTATATTCCTATATAATAACTTAATAATGTCATTTACACGATTTCACGACGACCCTAACCGCATTAAAAAGCAATTAGAAGAAAGCACCTATCAAGGAAGATATTTTTTAAACAAACCTGGTGCCGGTATGGACCTACCATTCTTTGAAGACCCACATTTACGTTTGCAAGGATGGGGAGCTAATTTACATAACAATACTGTTAATTTAGAGAGTGATTTATATGGTTTGAGCAGAACACTTAATAGAGACCAAGTTAATATGAATCATTATCAAAAAAAGTCTGTTCGCTCCACACCTTATACATATAAAAGTTTCTCTCCAAATACTGAAGAAAGTAGAGCTTCTCATCCCGCATGGACTTACAGAGGTTTAGAAAAACCTAGATGGGAAACTCCATATGTGAATCCTCAAAATAATTTAGAGAGAACTTTTGATCATAACATTCAAACTCGCATTTTAGAAAAAGACAATTATGTGCCAAAAATACCCATCCTTGGCTCTTCCACTGCTTTTCATGAAGGAGGATTAAAATACGATCAAGAAAAACCTTTATAATTATAAAAATTAATTAATAAACCTTGAATTTATAATATGTTATTATACTATTATATATTATAATGGAATTAGCGATACCAGGTGTTGCATTAGGATTATTATATGTTGTATCAAATCAAAAAAAAGATGATGAAGCTAATGAATCATTTACTAATTATTTGCCCAACACGAATATTCCTGATAAAAATTATTATGATGATGAAAATACAAATGACTTAGAAGAATATGAACAAACATCTTCTTTATCTAGAAACAATAAATTTGAAAGTAATGGTGCATATACTGACAAATATTTTCATTCTAATCAAAACCAAGATTCTCAAGATAGCACTGAACAACCTTCTTTTTATTCTATGACCGGTGAAAAAGTTGGTAGTGATTATTTTAAACACAATAATATGGTCCCTTACATGGGTAGCAATCTTAGAACTATGAAAACACTTGCTAATACCAATGAAGGATTATTAGATAGATATACTGGTAGTGGTTCTCAAGATTATGTAAAAAAAGAACAATCACCTCTTTTTAAACCTGATGAAAATGTTTCTTGGTCACACGGTATGCCCAACCAAAATAATTTTATTCAATCTAGAATTAATCCTAGTATGCGTATGGCTAATGTTAAACCCTTTGAAGAAGAACGTGTTGCCCCTGGACTTGGTTTAGGATATACTAATGAAGGAGCTGATGGTTTCAATTCTGGTATGATGAACCGTGAAGAATGGATGCCAAAAAACGTTGACCAATTACGTGTTTTAACAAATCCTAGAGCTGGTGGAACTTCATTAATTGGACACGAAGGACCTGCTAATGGTATTACCCAAAATGTTCCTACAATGGAAGGCATCGGCAGAGTTGAGAAACATTTACCTGATAGAGACTTTGAAATGACACAAGACAGATATATGACTACCACTGGTCTTGAAAAAGGACCTGCTTTACATTCTATTCCTATCGACAGACATGTTACTCGTCCTGAAACTACTACTTCATATACTGGTGTTGCTGGTGCTGACCAAAATGCTAGTTATGTTCCTGGAAAATACATGCCATCTACAAATCAACAATTAGGACCTACTCCTATGGGTGTTGCTAACGCTAATAGTCGCAATCATGCTACTAATGCTGATTATGGTATTAAATCTAAAAAGGCATATCCTAATAATCGTTCATCTAACAAACAAAACACGTATTATGGTATGGTTAGTGGTGGATTAAATGCTGCTGTTGCACCACTTCTTGATGCTTTAAGACCTTCCAGAAAAGAAAACGTCATTGGAACACTAAGACCTTATCAAAATCCAGGAACCAGTGTCCCTAACTCTTATATTTTTAACCCTGCCGATAGACCTTCTACTACAATACGTGAAACTACTGAAGATTCTAAAAACCATTACAACATTGATGCCACACAAAATACTGGTGCCTATATGGTAACTGACCATCAAGTTGCATACACTAGTCGTAACGAAACTGGCAATTATTACTATACTGGAGCTGCTGGTGCCACTGACGGAACAAGGGAACTTAAATCTTATGAGGCTGTTGGTAACCAAAGAAATAATGACATTAAATCAAGCACTATTGATGGAAGATTAACAAAGGGTAATATGAGTTTATTAAATGGTGACGTAAATATGCGAGAAAAAACAAGAGATGAATCATTAAAAATTAATAGAGATGTTGTTGGTAATATGCCTTATGCTCCACCTGATATTTCTAACATGGGTCAATTAGCTGGTCATCAACAAAAATTACCATCCAGTGTTGAATCTGATAGAAACCAAATTAACTTTTCAGAACAATTAAAAGAAAACCCGTATGTAGTTAATTACAAAACTGGAATTTAAGACAAGTTATATTTTTAAAAATATTTAAAGTCATTTTTGTTATAAATATAACAAAAATGGAATACATTTATCATTCTAATTTAATTGAAAATAATATTCAAAACATGCCTATTGACATTAAGAATATAATTGAAGAATTTACTGTTTTTAAACCGATAACAAAAGACCAATTACAAGTTGCTATTGCTTTATGGTTTAAAAATAAATTTCTTGCAAAAAACAAATACGGTCATATATCAGATTGGAATACTTCATTAATAACAGATATGTCAAAGTTATTTTATTATAAACAAGGATTTAATGAAGATATATCAAAATGGGATGTTTCTAATGTTACCACTATGGAAAATATGTTTAAGGAATGTGCAAATTTTAATCAACCTTTAAATAGTTGGGATGTTTCTAACCTTAAAGATTTGTCTGGTATGTTTCATGGATGTAGAAAATTTAATCAACCTTTGAATGATTGGGATGTTTCTAATGTAACATCTATGGAAAATATGTTTTCCGATTGTGATATTTTTAATCAGCCTTTAAATAAATGGAAAGTATCAAATGTAAAATGTATGGACAGTATGTTTTATGGTTGTAAACTTTTTAATCAAAATTTAAATAATTGGATTATTTCTAATTTGGAATCAGCACTGGGTATGTTTTCTAATTGTCATAGATTTAATCAACCTTTGAATGATTGGGATGTTTCTAATATTACAGATATTTCCCTCATGTTTTATAGATGTAAAAGTTTTAATCAACCTTTAAATAATTGGGATGTTTCTAAACTTCAAGATTTGTCTAGTTTGTTTCATGGATGTGTAAGATTTAATCAACCTTTGAATAATTGGGATGTTTCTAATGTTACAACTATGGAAAATATGTTTTTCGATTGTGAAAGATTTAATCAATCTTTAAATGATTGGAATGTTTCAAAAGTAGAAGACATCAGCCATTTATTTGCTGGATGCAGAAGATTTAATCAGCCTTTAAATAATTGGAATATTTCAAATGTAAAAAATATGATTTATTTATTTAAAGAATGTGAAAGTTTTGATCAACCATTAAATGATTGGGATGTTTCAAATGAAAAAGATATGGTTGGGGTATTTAATGGTTGTAAAAAATTTAATCAACCTTTAAATAATTGGAATGTTTCTAATATTCGCTCCATACGAGGACTATTTAGTGGTTGTCAATCATTTAATCAACCTTTAAATAATTGGAATGTTTCTAATGTTGACTCAATGAATTTTATGTTTTATAACTGTAAAAATTTTAATCAACCTTTAAACAATTGGAATGTTTCTAGTTGTAGATCCATGAACTATATGTTCGATAAATGTAAAAAATTTAATCAATCTTTAAACAGTTGGAATGTTTCTGATGTTAGATGTATGTCCTTTATGTTTTATAGATGTAGAAATTTTAATCAACCTTTAAATAATTGGGATGTTTCTAGAGTTACCAAACTAGAATATATGTTTTATAAATGTAAAAATTTTAATCAAACTTTAAACGATTGGAATGTTTCTAGAGTTGAAAGACTAATGTATATGTTTCAATGCTGCACAAATTTTAATCAACCTTTAAATAATTGGACTTTTTCTAACGATCTAAAATCTTTAGATTATATGTTTGCAAACTGTGAAAACTTTAATCAACCTTTAAATAATTGGAATGTTTCTAATGTAAGAAGTATGTATAAAACATTTGTTGGGTGTAAAAAATTTAATCAATCATTAAATAACTGGCTAGTTATGAATGCATGCCAATGTGTGAAAATATTTCTACATGCAGATTTATTTAATATTAATGAAAATGCCCCTTGGCTTTATGAAACATTTAATTATGATAGTAATTATGATAGTTATGATAGTGACTATCCTGTAAGTTCAGATGGTTCCATTGATAATAGTAATGATGACTTGTTAGATATAAATAATGTTATAAATAATGGTTCCATTGATAATAGTAATTTTGACTTGTTAGATATAAATAATGTTATAAATAAGGTTTATGATAGTGACAATCCACCAAGTTTAGATAGTGACATTGATTTTAGTAATGATGTAATCATAGCTGAACATTAAATGTTTCTAATCTTATAAAAAATATAATTTTGTATATTTTTTATTTTAATTCAATCTTTTCACTTTAACAATTTCTC